TATACATCAGCAAACCCATTGTTCATTTATGGTGCAGCTTCTGGTTCAGCAGCTTCAGACGCAAGTTCTTCTGGAACAGATTTGACAGAAAACCTAATGGCAGTATTAGCACCCACAGTTCAAAACGCAAGTGGTGACTTCGCATCTTCATCTCTGTTTGAGATAAATGCAAGTGCAGATGAACTTGCAGGTCTACAATCAGGGTCTCTTGACTTTGGTTTGAATTATGCACAAATCAATAGTTCTGTTTTTGGACTTGAATTGAGTGGTAGTTCGGTAGCAGCTTCAATATACACAGCATCTTTAGATAGTGCAAATGATAACTATATCACAAAAGTCTTTGGTGAAAACCCAAGAGGTGATAAAGAAGCATATGTATACTTGAACTTACCTGCAAACCAAACAGATATTACTTTAGCAGCAGTATCTATTAGTGGTTCAGCAGGAGATGCTCCGAGTGGTAACCATGTAGCAGGTTCAGCAACAAGTGGTTCTGGTGTATTCGCATCAACACCACTGGACTTCTCAAAAGATTTTCAACCAGCAACATCACCTTACATTGTATCACAAAAAGTGGGTGGTAGTGCAGTTAATCTTTTCAGATTCAAAACACATTCACATGGTAGTAATGTGAACAAATTGTGTAAAATAATGATTAGTGATATTAGACCTCCAGCAGATGCTAAAGCAGGTGTGAATCAAGATTATGGTGATTTCACCGTAACGGTTCGTGGGGTCAAGAACTTTCATGGTTCTGAAGATACTGAAAGAAGTCAAGACATTAAAGCAACTTATCAAAAAGTTAACTTAGATAAAGACTCACCAAGATACATTGAAAAAGTAATTGGTAGTCAGTTTTTTGAAGTTAATTCAGATGGTAAACTTGTTTTACAAGGTGGCGATTATCCTGCAGTTGATGATAACATCTACATTGAGATGGTAGATGGTGTTAAGAAAAAGACACTATCTAAAGACCTTGTACCAGGTGGATATCGTAAGATTAGTCTTCCGATAAACGATGGTGGTGAAGGAATATTAGCAGCATCTAAAGTCATACAACAGATTGATGATGATGGTAATGTAAACTACAATGTAGCATATGGATATAACTACTGGTCTGGTTCTTCAGCATTATATGAACAAAACCTTAATTACTTAGCACCTTTACCTGATAATGCATTAACTACAAATCAATCTGATTTTGATTTGTTTGCACAAACTGGTACATCTGGTAGTGTGTCACCTTTTGTTGATGAGACGGTTACTCTAACATTAACTAATGGTAATGCAGCACAGAGGAAATTTATTGTTCCGATGCAAGGTGGTTTTGATGGTAAGAATCCAGCAGATGATGTCAAAGTTGGGGCAGAAATCGTAAATACAAATACTCAAGGATTTGATTGTTCTTCAGCAACCGCAAGTGGTTCTGTTGCTTATGTAAGAGCGTTAAACGCAATATCAAACCCAGATGAATTTGATATTAATATGATTGTGGTTCCAGGTGTTTTACAAGGATTACACCCAACCGTGACAACTAAAGCTAAAAATGTAGCAGAAGATAGAGCAGATGCTTTCTATGTAATGGACGCATTTGAATATAATACTGCAGTAACATCAGCAACAACTCAGTTAACTTCGTTTGACTCAAGTTATGTTGCAACTTATTACCCTTGGGTACAGATAAGAGATGTTGATAACAATACATTTGTTTGGGTTCCACCATCAGTTGTTGTAGCAGGTGTGATAGCACAAAATGATACATTAGCACATGAATGGTTCGCTCCAGCAGGATTGAATCGTGGTATTACTGATGCAGTACAAGTTAAGAGTCGTTTGACTCTTGCAGAAAGGGATGACCTTTATGAAGCAAGAATCAATCCGATTGCAACTTTTCCTGGACAAGGTATTTGTATTTGGGGTCAAAAGACACTTCAAATCAAACCAAGTGCATTGGACAGAGTTAATGTAAGAAGACTCTTGATTGCAGTTAAGAAGTTCATCGCATCAGCAACGAAGTTCTTAGTATTTGAACAAAACAACGCAGCTACTCGTAACAGATTCTTAGGAATTGTAAATCCTTTCCTTGAGTCAGTACAACAGAGAAGTGGATTGTCAGCGTTCAAGGTCGTAATGGATGATACTAATAATACACCAGACTTGATAGATAGAAATATCATGTATGGTCAGATATTCTTACAACCAACGAGAACTGCAGAGTTCATCATACTTGATTTCAACATATTACCTACAGGAGCAGCATTCCCTGAGTAATTGGTGAAAACATAAAAAAGTACAGAAAACCCTCTTTTTAGAGGGTTTTTTGTTTTAAAACTGGACGAAAATTCAACTAAGTATATATTTATTACCGAAGAAACATATTAAACTTTGGAGAAGTCAAAATGGCAGAATTATTAACACCGCAAGAAGTATTTTTTACAGCGTTTGAACCAAAGGTTCAGAACAGATATGTCATGTATCTTGAAGGTATCCCAGCATACTTGATTAAAACTATGCAGAGACCTACTCTTCAGTTTGGAGAAATAGTACTTGACCATATCAATGTAAAGAGAAAATTAAAGGGTAAAGCAGATTGGCAGCCTATAACAATAACATTATATGACCCTATCGTTCCAAGTGGAGCACAATCGGTCATTGAATGGATTCGTTTATCACATGAGTCTGTTACAGGTCGTAATGGATATGCAGACTTCTACAAGAAAGACATAGTATTTAATGTACTTGGTCCAGTAGGTGATAAGGTTGAAGAGTGGTCACTAAAGGGTGCATACATTTCAGAAGCAAACTTTGGAGACTTGAGTTGGGCAGAAGAACAACCTGTAGAAATTAGTGTAACAATGACTTACGACTACGCGGTACTACAATTTTAATATAGTCCACACTATACTATACACCATAAAGAACCCCTAAAAACTTTTTTAGGGGTTTTTTACTTTTGGTACATATTTATATACAGAATGGTTTTAACATCTAATATCGGAGTTAACAAAATATGAGTGAACAAGTAAAATCCCAGTTTCCAACTGAGATGATAGATTTACCCTCTGAAGGTAAATTATACCCTAAAGAACATCCTTTTTCTTCTGGACAAGTTGAAATGAGATACATGACAGCAAAAGAAGAAGATATTTTAACATCACAATCTTTACTAAGAAAAGGTATAGCATTTGATAAAGTGTTAGAAAGTCTAATTGTTGAAAAAGTAGATTTAAATTCACTATTATTAGGTGATAAGAACGCTCTAATGATAGCAGCAAGAGTTCTCGGATATGGAAAAGATTATAAAATTTCAGTACAAGACCCAAACGATGTAGATAATAAAGAAGAAATCAATGTAGACCTAACGAAATTAGAAAACAAAAAAGTTGATTTCAAAAGATTTATTGAAGGAACTCGTGAGTTCAATGTAAAACTACCTCTTTCAAAAAGAGAAGTTACTGTAAAAGTATTAACATCTGGTGATGATAAGATTATAGATGGTGAACTTAAAGGGTTAAAAAAACTTGCAAAAACTACTGGTGTTATGCCAGAATTGACGACTCGTCTAAAGAATGTTATTACTTCAGTAGATGGTAATGACAAAAAAGAAGCAATCAGAAGTTATGTTGATAATGAGTTGTTGGCAGGTGACTCTTCATTTCTACGAGATGAAATATATGATATGACACCTGATGTGGATATGTCGTTTTCATACGAGTCCTCAAATGGTGAAATTGAAGAAATGGACTTACCAATAGACATTTCATTTTTTTTTCCTAACCGCCGAAGATAGACCTTACATACACAACGAAATTTGGAATCTTCTCTATCATGGTCAAGGTGGATTTGACTATGTTTCTGTCTACAATATGCCCATTTGGTTGCGTCAATATTATTTAAAAAGAATTATTGACTTTAATGAAGACCAAGGTGCAAAAAGAGCAGAACAACAAGCGAGAGACGCTCAACAACAATCCCAAAACCCAAATACCATCCTAAGACCTGCTATTAAACCACCACAAAATTAAGGGTTTGTGATATTTATAATTGTATAATCATAAGTTCTGGAGACAATTATGACACCCTTACAAGAAAATAAATTGATGAACGCAATCCTTAAAGCAGTTGTTAAAGGGAAAGGTAAAAAAGCAATTGCTATAGCAGCAAAAAAAGATAGAAAACTCGGTATGAAAGTAAGAGATATGGTTCAATCTATACTTGGTTTACAATCAGATTTACAAAAAATAAGGAAATCAAATCCAAAAGCAGCAAAAAGAGCAGATGATATCTATAGAGAATTAGGACTTTAATAAGAAAAACTCATGGCAGAATCTTCCAAAGTAAATTTAAAAGCATCAAAAGAAACTCGTGACATGCTTTCCGACATGAACAAGTTAGCAGGAAAACTTGCTAAGAACATGGGAATAGTAGAGAGTGCATCTACTGCAACCACTAAAGAATTAGAAAAGAGTAATAAGGTTGTCCAAGACAAATTCAGAAACCTTACAGAAACTCTGAAATTATCTAAAAAAGAAAATGAGTATCAAAAGGCAGCAAGAAAACTTGGTAGTGATATATTAAAACTTTCAGGGGATGACGCAAAGTTCAACAAACAAAAAATGCAATTTCAACAAAAGCAATTAATTGCTATGGGTAAAATTGATGATATAGCAAAAGACCTCACAGAACAATTTGGAATGCAAGCATCAGCGATAAAAAATGCAGTAAAACAAGGTAAACTACTATTAAATCCATTTATAATGTTATCTGGATTTTTAGCATTATCAATCAAAAGATTTTTTGAGTTAGAGAAATTAGGAAAAGGAACGGCAAGGCAATCTGGTTTATTAGAAAGAAATACAAAAGAATTTCAAAAATCAATAAAAGAAGTACAACCAGAGTTAATTGCATTTGGAGCGTCTGTAGAGGATATATCAAAAGCATCAGGAACAGCAGCAGATAACTTTGGATTTTTAGATGAAGAAACATCAAAAATAGTTAAAAACTCTGTAATGATAGGAACTGCTTTTGGTATACAAGCAGATACTATGGTAGAGGTTGTAAGTCAAGCAAGACTTCTTGGTGCTTCAATGGAAGATATTGATGCATTTACTAATGATGTAATTGGTAGTGGTATACAAGTTAATAAAGTCTTTGAAGATTTAAAAGCAGTTCAAGGAGATACTGCTACTATACTTGCTGGACAAACAAATCAATTAATGAGTCAAGTATTAGAGGCAAGAAAACTTGGTTTAAACCTAAATGATATAGCAAATGCACAATCAGCAACTTCTGGATTTCAAGATATGTTTACAAAGGGAATGAAAGCATCTGTCTTGTTTGGTAGAAGTATAGACCTTGTTGAATCAACGAGACTTAGGAGACAAGGAAAATTCCTTGAAGCACGAGAGAGTGAATTAGCAGCACTTACTGGAACAAGAAACATAGCTCAACAAGCGTTAGCGATTGAGAATATGACTCTTGAGCAAAAGAAGTCTCTTGAAGAAATAACTGGACGAACTGCTGCGGATACAATCAAAGATTTAAACAGACAATTATTCTTACAAGGTAAACTTAGTGGACAAGCAGCACTTGATGTTCAAAATGAGATACAAAGAGAAAAATTACTACAAAAACAATTAAATATACAAGATAAGTTAAGAGCAATATTTACAAGAATTGGTATTACATTGGGAGAAAAGTTACTTCCTTTTATAGAAAAATTTGCAGCTAGTCTTGAAGCGTTAGTA